TATCGATACTATCCGTTAGATTTCGATATGTACCTGAAAGGAGAAAGAAATGACGGATGAAGTAAAAAATATGATGTTAGAAGATTCAAAAGATCTTCTAGATAATGTGGATGTGACTAACCTTGCTGATGAATGTCAAAAGTTGAAAGACTTAGAAGACATGATTAAATCGGCAGATGATCACTTACGGGATTTAAAAGCACAAGCTGATGATGTAGGTTCAAGAATTATTCCTGAACTATTGGCCGAGCAAGGTTTAACTTCTCTTAAACTTGCTGATGGATCAGCGGTGTCAGTTAAAAAAGAATTTAGGTGCACTCTTCCTAAAGATGAAGATCGAAGAGCAGCAGCCTATAAATGGCTTCGTGACCAGGGGTTAGAAGATATTATTAAAAACAATATCTTTGTAACTTTTGGAAAGGGAGAAGACGACAAGGCGAAGCAATTGCTAAACCTTGCGGCGGACAATGGGTTCGAACCACAACAGAAATCTGATGTGTCTTGGAATACATTGACTGCCCTATTTAGGGAGCGTATCGAGTCCGGGCTCGATATGCCTTCCGATGTCTTTAGTACATGGATTAAAGACAAAACTAAAATAACTCGGAAATAATAATGGAGGATGAGTAATGGCTAATGAAATAAAAGCTAAAACAAATGGATCAGTTACCTTATTTGGTAATGATCTTTCCAAGGGTTTTGAAAATATGACGCAAGATGATCTTGCGTTACCATTTGTCAGAATCTTAGGACAACTATCACCGCAAGTAACTCAAGGTGATGCAAAGTATATAGAAGGTGCCAGACCTGGCATGATCTATAATACTGTTACCAACGATTTATTCGATGGTAAAAAAGGTATCAAGGTTATTCCTTGTTACTACAAAAAAGATTATCCAGAATGGAATGATAGAGGGGAAGGTCCAGGTGCGCCTGCGGCAGTTCATCTACCAAACAGTCCGGTAATCCAAACAGGTAAGAGAGAAGGTTCTAAAATTAGATTACCTAATGGTAACTACTTAGAAGAAACTGCTTCTTACTATGTATTAGTTGAAACAAAAACAGGAGCTTATACTCCTGCGTTGATTAATATGAAATCAACTCAACTAAATGTCAGTAAAAAATGGAATTCAATGATGAAAACCATACAAATACCTGACGGAAAAGGAGGATTTGCTATTCCACCTATGCATGGAGTCGTTTACAATTTAGCATCTACACTACAAAAGAACGATAAAGGTTCTTGGTATGGATGGGTTGTAACACAAGACAGAATCCTAGAACAAGGCGATAAATCTTTGTACTTAAGTGCAAAAGATTTTAGGGGCAATGTATCTAAAGGGAACGTGCAAACAAAAGCAGATGTGGAAGAAAAGTCTAGTACGGCAACACCGTATTAAATTTATAAGGGGCCCGAAAGGGCCCTTTACATAGAAGGAAGAAAGGCGTATATGGAGAAATTCAAAAAAATATTTAGTGGATTAACTATAGCATATGGACAGTATCAAAAAGGCGACCGTGGTACTAACGGAAAGCTTAAGGGAAAGGCTTTTATCGTTAGGAAAAACATTACAGATGACTTATGGAAACATCACCTCGCAGGTGATCCTCCTGCTTTGGGGATTATCCCTATTACAGAAGATAATAATTGTAAGTGGGGTTGTATTGACGTCGACGTTTATAATCTTAAACATCACACTCTTGTTCAAACTATTAGGGAGTTAAAACTTCCTCTCATCGTATGCCGTTCTAAATCAGGCGGTGCTCACATCTTTTTATTTACTACAGAATTTATTCCTGCATCATTAATGCAGAACACTTTAAAAAAAATATCAAAAACTTTAGGTTATGAAGGTTGTGAAATCTTCCCTAAACAAACAGAAATACTTGTGGAACGTGGGGACACAGGTAATTTTTTAAACTTACCCTACTTTAATGGAACGAAAGGACTACGCTATGCTATCAACGATAATGGCTCCGCTAGTACACTTGAGGAATTTTATAAGCTCTATGATCTTCTGGCTTGCCGAAGGGAAGAGGTGGAGAAAATTAAAATCGAAGAGAAAAAAATAGAAGAAGCTTTTCCTCAAGGACCTCCCTGTCTAAATCAATTGGCCAAGGAAGGTTTTGGGGAAGGCGCTAGAAATAATGCATTATTTAATATTGCCGTTTATTATAAACAGGCTAATCCAGATTCTTGGGAAGATGAATTAGTAAAAGCGAATCAAACTTATATGAACCCTCCACTTAATAACAATGAGGTTCAACAATTAATTAAATCCGTAAGTCGTAAAGGCTATGACAAATATAGATGTAAAGACGCACCAATCAACGCGGTTTGTCAATCAAGACTATGTAGAACTAAAAAATTTGGTGTCGGTTATGGCGAAGAACAAATGCCAATGTTGGGTAATTTAACGAAGTACACCTCCAGTCCACCTCAATGGTTTTTAGATGTCAGTGAAACGCGGATCGAATTAAAAACAGAACAACTTTATAGTTCACCTTTATTTGCATTAGCATGTTTAGATCAAGCCAACTTAGTAATACCAGTACCCAAACCTAAAGACTGGAAAGAATTATTTTTAAAACCTTTAATGCAAAACCTACAAGAGATTGAACCATTAGAATCTTTAGATCCAATTAATGAATTAACTTCTTTATTACAAGACTGGACAACGAATAGACAATCAGCCAGAACTCTGGATGATATTTTTAATAAACTTCCATACACAGATGACAAACGAGAATTTACTTATTTTAGAATGGAAGATTTTTATAATTTCTGTAAAAGAAATCATTGGGAAATAGACAAAGTTAAAACAGGAAACTTATTAAAAAGATTAAAAGATATTTTTGTAGAAGAAGAAAGAATCAGAGTAAAAAATCAACAACCAAGATTAATTAAAATTAAAGCAATGAAAAAAATTGAAGCAAGTGTTTCTAAAACACAATACCAACAAGAAGACTTTTAATGAAAACAATTATCTTAGGACCCCCCGGCACAGGGAAAACTACAACTTTATTAAACTTAGTTGATGAATTTATAAAAACAGGAATTAGACCTAAACAAATAGGGTATTTTTCTTTTACTAAAAAAGCAGCCACTGAAGCAGCAACGCGAGCTTCTGAAAAATTTGGATTAGATATAGAAACCGATCTAGAAAATTTTAGAACTCTTCATTCTTTTGCATTTAGAAAATTAGGAATCACCAAAGAAAAAATGATGGGAGCTGATGATTACAGGGAGTTTGGAATAAAATGTGGTATTCCTATTAAGACCACTTCGTTTTCTAATGATGACGGAACTTTTAATTCGGACAATGAATATCTTACCATTATTAATACAGCTCGGGTTAAACGTATGGACCTGTTGGAATATTATGATTCACGACAAAACATATTAGACATTGAGAGAAATACTTTATATTTACTTTCAGAAGAATTAAAAAAATTTAAAAAAGAAAAAGGACTAAAAGATTTTACAGATCTTTTAGAAGATTTTATTCTCAAAGAAATTCACCCAAGCTTTGAAGTTTTATTTATAGATGAAGCGCAAGACTTATCTTTGCTTCAATGGGATATGGTTCGTTGTATTTGGGCTAATGCAAAAAAAACTTATATTGCGGGTGATGATGATCAAGCTATTTTTAAATGGGCCGGTGCCGATGTTGATCACTTCATAGCTTTGAAAGAAGAAGTAGATGATATTAAAATATTAGATCAATCTTATAGAATACCGGGAGGACCTATACACGAACTCTCTCAAAAAATAATAAATAAAGTACAGAACAGATTTGAAAAAGAATATAAACCTAGACCTGAAGAAGGAATTCTAAAAAGATATTCAGACATAACTCAAGTAGATATGTCAGAAGGTAAATGGTTAATTTTATCTTCAGCTAATTATTTTTTAGATGATGCCAAAGACTTATGCGAAATTCAAGGATGGTATTACCAATATCGAGGCATTAATTCCGTATCTTTAAAACTTTTATTGGCTTTAAGTAATTGGGAAGCGTGGCGAAAAGGCGCTCATCTCAATCACTTAGAAATAAAAAACATTTATGAATATGTAGGATCAAATGTATTACCAGGATTTAAAAAAGGAAAAACTTTTCATGCTGAAGAAAAATATACATTAAAACAATGTCAAGAAAAACATGGACTCACAACAAATAAAGTATGGTTTGAGGCTTTTGAAGGACTCGATACACTTACAGAAAATTATATAAGAAATATGAGAGCCAATGGAGAAAAAATAAATAAAAATCCAAGAATTATAATGTCTACCATACATGGTGCAAAAGGGGGTGAGGCAGATAAAGTTTTATTAATGCAGGATGTAACCAATGCAGCTTTAGAAACTTTTAGTCATGATCCAGATGAATTACATAGATTATTTTATACTGGAGCAACCAGAGCAAAAAAAGAATTACATGTATTAGATCCTAAAAATTTTGATAAGGCTTATATATTATGAGTGTATGGGATAAACAAATCGGTGGAGCACATTATCAGAAATTTAAAATTCAGCCAAGTAAATTTGTCGTCGAGAATAAATTGCTTTTTCCAGAAGGATGCGCTATAAAATATATATGCCGTCATCCACATAAAGGAAAAAAACAAGATTTGCTTAAAGCAATTCACTTTATTGAGATGATAATTGAAAGGGACTATAAGTGAGAACGATTCAACAACCTTTATTCACTCCCGAAACTGAGTGGGTAATGCCTGAAGAATTAAAAAATTTAAAAGGTGTCAAAGAAATTGCAATAGACTTAGAAACAAATGATCCAAATTTAAAAGAACTTGGATCCGGAAATGTTATTGGCAATGGACATATTGCTGGTATTTCTTTAGCGATTGAAGGGTGGGCTGGTTATTATCCTGTTCAACATGAACAAGGTGGCAATATGGATAGAACTTTAGTGATTGATTGGTTAAAAGATTTGTGCAGTCAAGAATACACAACATTTATTTTTCACAATGCAATGTATGATGTGTGTTGGTTAAAAGCAGCCGGTATAAATATTAAAGGTAAAATTGTAGACACAATGATTGCTGCAAGTTTAATTGATGAAAATAGATTGTCCTATCAATTAAATGCTTTGTCAAAACATTATGGAGGCTTAGGTAAAGATGAAAAAGTTCTTTACAACGCTGCAAAAGAATATGGAGTAGATCCCAAAAAAGATTTATGGAGATTACCGGCAATGTTTGTAGGTCAATATGCAGAACGTGATGCGGAAGCAACTTTAAAACTTTGGCAAAGACTTCATAGAGAATTACATGATCAAGAACTAATAGATATATTTAGATTAGAAACACAATTATTTCCGTGTCTAATTGAAATGAGATTTAAAGGTGTCAGAGTTGATTTAGAAAAAGCTCACAAAATTAAAAAAAATCTAATGGAGCGAGAGCAGAAAATACTCAATAAAATCAAGCATTTAACAGGTTTTGAGGTAGAAATTATGGCAGCTCGAAGTATCGCAAAAGCGTTTGACAAATTAAAATTACCTTACGATCGAACTGCAAAATCCAATGAACCAAGTTTTACAAAAAACTTTTTACAAAATCATCCTCATGAACTTGCTCAATCAATTGCAGATGCACGAGAAATAAATAAAGCTCATTCAACTTTTATAGATTCAATTACTAAACATGCACATAAGGGTAGAATACACGCAGACATAAATCAGATTAGATCAGACCAAGGCGGAACAGTAACTGGAAGATTCTCAATGAGTAATCCAAACCTACAACAGATTCCGGCAAGACATCCGGAATTAGGTCCGTTGATTAGATCCATATTTATTCCAGAAGAAAATTGTAAATGGGGATCATTTGACTACTCACAACAAGAACCCAGAATTTTAGTACATTACGCAAAACTGCAAAATTTGCCTGGAGTTCATGAAATTGTAGAGGCATACAAGGCCGGAGACGCCGATTTCCATAAGGTTGTGGCTGATATGGCAGGCATAAAACGAAAGCAAGCCAAGACGATTAATTTAGGCTTAATGTATGGAATGGGTAAAAATAAATTGATGGCTGAACTAGGATTAATGAAAGAATCAGCAGAAAAATTAATTAGACAATATCATTCACGAGCACCATTTGTAAAACAGTTGATGGACAATGTTTCTCGTAAAGCTAATGACCGAGGAAAAATTAGAACTTTATTAGGAAGAGCATGTCATTTTGATTTATGGCAACCTGTTCAATTTGGAGTCTTTAAACCATTACCTCTTGAACAAGCAAGAAAAAATTATGATGAACCTTTAAAACGGGCATTTACGTACAAAGCTTTAAATAAATTAATCCAGGGATCAGCTGCTGATATGACCAAAAAAAGTATGGTAGCTTTATATAAAAATGGTATAATACCTCACATTCAGATTCACGATGAAGTAGATATTTCTGTAGAATCTGATAAAAAGGCTGAAGAAATAGTACAAATTATGGAAGAAGCTGTTGTATTACAGGTTCCAAATAAGGTAGACTATGAATCAGGTGACAATTGGGGAGACATAAAATAGGAGGAAACTACTATGGAAAACATTATAAATGAGGCTAAACACATCTGGAGTGACCATAAAAAAGTCGTTATCGGAGTGGCAATTATTATTATAATTGCAATCGTAGCAATATAATCTAAAATACAAATATGGATAAAGTGTGTAAAAAATGTGGCCATTCCTGTCACTGTATGACAGGGAGCCACGACGAATGTCAATGCGAAAATTGTGAATGTAAATCACAACAACCCATTGATCAGGGACTTGTTGTAGATGACACCAATGAATGTGAGTGGTGTCAATAAATGAATGATAAGATTATTACTGCACTCCTGGCTATTCTCATCGCGCTCTCTGGCTGGAGTCTCACAACAACAGTCGGGCTTAAGTCGGATGTTGCAGTTCTTAAAGAAAAAGTATCGGGAGTTGAAAATGAAATTCAGGACTTTAAAAATCTTAAGGGCAAGAAGAAACGCAAGAAGAATAAGGGAGAAAACTGACCGATGGGTACAGGCTTTGATAATTGGCCTAGCCTTGGTTCTAGTTCTTTTAGTTGGATGTAGCTATAGAATGGTTCCCAACGAAACAAAAATAGAGTATGGTACAACGGAAACAGATTCTAAGAATGATAAACTGCAGCAAAAGCAATCTATCACTCAGACCTGGAAATGGGAGAAACAATGACAGAACTTAAAAAAAGACTAAATGTTTTTTTAGATCACTACGCACTTGAATATCGTGTTGCGGTAGTTATAGCTATAGTATTTTTATTTTATATTCATTATTCAGGGTGTAGTTAATGGCCCTAAAAATTTCCGACGAAGCAAGAGTTCAAATGCCTATGAAGACGGTTGCCAGCCTCATCGCGCTGGTTGCGATCGGCACCTGGGCTTTTTTCGGCATTCAAGAAAAATTAAATACACACGCAACTAAAC